TAGTCGTAAGTGAAGTTTGACGAGCGGTTCTCTTCCGGCTCGCGAAACGGATCGTATTCCACCTCCATCCTTCCATAGCGGGGTCGCAAATCCGGAGCCATCACCGGATAGGCGAACGTCAGGATGAACGCATCGAACTCGTCGGGCGAGAAACCGATCCGCTCCTTGAGGTCCGCCTTCGGTTCAAGCAGCAGTTTATCGCCCTGAAAGGTATAGGTCGTCTGGGTCAGGGCGCTGAGCAGATTGGCGCTCTGGGGCAACGCGCCGCCGCGCCTGATCCATTGCACGCATTCAAACGCCATTTCCGCCCGCTTATTGAAATACTTGCCGTCGCCGGGCTTCGCCGCGAAGCCGACGCCGATGGGTGATCGACCGAGCCGCCTCAGCCCGTCGATCCAGCCGGCCCCGAAGCCCCCAGTGTCGTCCACGAAGCAGGCGTGCGCCCCAAACTCCGCCCAGGCGCGGGTCACAAGGTCCGCGCCTTGGGTCGAATCCACGTTGCGATACGTCCTGAAGGGAAAGGCCTGGATCCCCTGCCGGAAGGCGACCGCGCTCTCGTCGTCGCCAAAGCGGGCGACGTCGACGCCAATGATCTTGGCCGCGTTGCCGATCTCAGGCGGGCGGTAGTATCGCTTCATCGCCGCCGAGACTTCGTCAGGACCGATAAGCGAGTTGAACGGAGCGGGCGGGAACTCTCCAAACACGCGCACCTTGACCCAAGGATTGTCCCGGCCATAGGTCGCGATCTGCTGGCGAGCATGTTCGACGGAGACGCGGGTCGTGCGATTGGGGTCATCGGGGTCAGCGGTGATCTCGATGACCCGCCAGAAGCGGCGGGCCTTGGTGCAGGCTGCGTAGAGTGGCCCGGTCAGGTGCGTTGGATTGCCAGCCTGAACGATGTGCGCCTCGGTCGGGTCGCCGGCGAAGATCGCCTCGCACACCGGCATGATCGCATCGGGATACGCTCCTGATTCGTCCAGGAGCCACATCACGTATTTCGCTTGCAATCCCGCAAGAGCGTTGCCGATCTGCTCGGCATTGGCGTCTTGCGCCCAACTGCGCGCTTCGAGCCGCCAAGTTTGCGGATGCTCGTTGGCGAAGATTTCCGTCTTCGTCATCGTGAAAATGGAGCGCAGAATTCCGGCCCGCGGGGCGGCGTACCAACGGGCAAGTTCGGTCCATAAGTTGGCGCGGAGGTTCGCTGCGTTGACCGACGTCGCGCCGACCATCGGATGCGGCCGTGTGAGAAGAAAGTTCCAGCCGAGCCAGGCGAGGAGAGCCGTCTTGCCGGGTCCGGCGCAAGCCTTCATCGCCATTCTCGGCGTGTGCGGGAAGGCTTCGAGCGCCTCACGTTGCCAGGGGTCGGGTTTGACGCCGAACAAGTCTTCGACCATCGCGTGCGGCTTCCGCTTCCACGCGACGAGGGTGTCGAGCGATAGATCCAGGTCCAGGCTCATTCGTCCCCCGCGGATGGCAGTGCGGGCAACGTCTGCCGCTCGTCCCGCTCGATCGCCAAAAGGATCATTCGCTCGAACGTGAGGCCGACCCGCCCCTCGATGGACTGTGTCGGCCGACCCATCCCCTATCCAGAATAGCGGTGGCGGCCCCTACGCGGGCCGCTGGCGGCGCTTTCGGGTCCTCCATGACTGTCTGGAGCGTCGAGAGCGCCTCGGGCGTCAGGGCGCGCGCCGCGGCCTTCACGTCGGCTACGATCTTTCTTGCTTCAATCGTCTTCGACTGCTTTGGACGTCCTCCGGGATTCCCCGACGTGCCGGGCTTGAAGCTGGTAGATCGTAGACCGCCTTTAGGCATTTGCCTGAGTCCGCCTGTTAGATCGCCTGTTCCTGACGAAGCGAATGAACTCTTCCACGTCGGCCGGCGTCACCGGAAATGCCCAGTGAGAGTCTGTCACGGGCACCGTCACAGAGTTTGTCACAGGCTCTGTCACTGAGTCCGTTGCGTTGCCAGCGAGGTGCTTGCGAGCCGCTTCGGTTCGTTTGCCACATGCGAGCTTTTTTCGTTAAGTCGGTCATCGACCGTCGCGTTCGTCGTTACGTTGCACGTAACGCGGGACGTCATGAGGAAAGTCACGTCCAAACAGAGCGTCGGTCGCGTGTTTTGGTTCTCTTGCTCTGACCGGCCTTTTCTCCGATATGCAGTAATGGAACGCGATGAACTACCGGGGACGAAGCACGTGCGCTGATCGGGCCGCTGTTCCTCCCGAGACTATAGAGGTAGTGGCGGTTTCCGACACTCGTAGTAGTGACGGTTTTCGTCACTGGTGATTTGCCTTTCCAGTGTCGATTTCCGTCACTGGTACTTGGCGGAAACCGTCACTGGCGTTTTGTTTTTGAGACCGTGCGACGGCCAGCAACTGAGCGCGCGGGTCGGCATATTGCCGAGCCTGTTTCGCCAGAGCTTCGGCCTGCTCAACTGTCTTGATGTTGCGCCACTCGTGTGTGCCGTCTCCATCGGCGCCCTTTGCGTGTCGATAGGTGAGGCGATAGAGGCTCGCTTGTCGGAGGTCGCCATTCAAAGCGCAACCGCGTCTTGTTACCTCAATGAATCCCAACGCGACGAGTTCGCGGATGGCTGGCGCTACGGCGTGCCGATGCAGCCCGTATTCTACGAAGTGGTCGTAGGCGACGGGTAGTAACCCGTTCTCGGCGCCGCCGTGGTGGGCATGCTCGATCTCGATCCGGGCCAGTACCTGATGTGCTCCACGGCTCATAACACGGTAGGCGGGCGATTCCAGCATCGCGATAGGTCTAGCCGCGAACTGTCCTGCTATGGCGTTCCGACGTCTCGCCTTAGCCATTGGCGGCCCTTACTTTCACAAAGCTCTTTGGGGGCAGCGGCTCTCCCGCGTCGGCGAGTAAGTGGGTCAGCGGCGAGACGACGCGTAAGATCTGAGGAATAAAATTCTGGTCTGTTTCGTCAACTGCGTCAGTGGCTGACAGACTCAGTTCCAAAGTGGGTCTCCATCACGTTGAACGTTACGACGAACGTCACGTTGTTCGTCGTGTTGAACGTCACGCTTTCGAAGACAGACGATGCGGCTTCGATGGCCTCGTCGCTCGGCGGATCCGGGACGATGATGCTCACGATGGCTCGCCGTCCGCTCGCATCAAGAACGTCTCTGCCGTGCCGAGCCGCTCGAGAATCCTGGCGACGTCTGGCGACTCATTCGGCGTCACTTTGAGCGCACGACCGTTAGGGTCTTCCCCAAGCGGCCCATCGGAGCGTGAAGCACTGTTGAGCTGCGATTGTCTCTTCCGTTTCTCGGCTCAGAGGCGCACCTCAAAACGGAATATCGTCATCAAGCTCGCTATCGGGCCTCTTTTGCGGGAATCGGAATTCCCTTTGCGCTCGCAGCCAGGAGCTCACCGCGCGCAGTACTTCCTTAGGAGCTTTAGCGTTGCAGGCTCCCCGAAGTTGGCCGATCGCAACGCCAGAGCCGCGGTGCACTAGTTCTAGTGTCGCGATTGGCGCTCTGTCGTTCCGAACCGAGAAGACGTAACACTCGCCGGAGTGTATCCTCTCTGCGTATGTACCGACGCAATGATGCAGCAGTTTGCCCTCTCGATAGAGGTCTGAACTGTTTGTGATGGGGACAATGTCGAAGTCGCCAGATACGCCGCCGGGGCACCAAGGTTCGGGGAATTCGGAATTGGGCCCGGTCATGTCGGCGGCGACGGCTTCATGCCAGTCGGCGCTCAACTTGGTGACGGTTGCGAGCGACATGTCCGCTTTAAACTGGCGATGGACAAATTGTTCACCCCGCGCGGGAAGAAACTGTCGACCGCCGAGGATCGCGTGCCGAATATGCGCGGGCACGCTGGCGCGATAGCATCCTCGAACCCAGTCTGCGATATCTCCGAGAATGCCGATGACCTCACTAGGAGAGCCGCCAATGTCGGTCGCATAACGTGAAGTCCAGGCGACAAAATCCGGCCCGACGCCTTGCGCGAGGTCGATGCATCGCAACCACAGCTTCATTGCTGTTAGGGACTCGGGCATGTACGCGTCGATCTGCCGCGGGTCTTCGAACGCGTCGGCGACGGCCAGCGCCAGACCGGCGGCGCCCGGTTTCACCCTCCGAAAGGCCGTCGGGACGCCCA